CGCACGGCGAGCCGGGCAAAAATCTCGCCGCGATTGCGGCGATGTGGGGCCCGATATTTGGCACCGCGGTAACCCCGCAACAAGTTTGCTTGGCCATGATCGCGCTTAAGGTTGCGCGCGCCGTCAACAATCCAGATCATCGCGACCATTGGACGGACATTGTTGGGTATTGCGCGCTGGCCGAACGCGTTGGATTTGTCAAGGCCGCGGAATAATGCCCGCGCCGATTGATCCGTTTTGGGTGAACTATTGCGCGCCTCGAGTGGTGCACATGCGCGAGTACGTTGACGCATTCGAGCGCGCCATCGCCGCGGACAATTTCACCGCGGCCGGTGATGCGCTCACCTCTTTGCAGTTGGCAGCGCGCGGCCTGCGCGACAACTTGCCGGCCGGTGATCCCGCCACCGACACTATGCTCGGGTGATGCCGTGGGCCGCCATGCGTTTTTTCTATTCGCCATGATCGTCGGCGCCTCGCTCGTGCTTTGGTTTGCGTGATGTTTCTCACCCCTGCCGAGCTCGAGCACCTCACCGGCCGCAAGCGCCCAAAAGCGCAGGCCGGCGAGCCATCCGCCCGGGCCGTTCCAAACTTTACAGGATTGCGAGGTATTGCATGAGTAACACAAACGCCGCAGCGCCCGCCCCCGCGCAGCCCGTAGCGCAGCCCGTGGATGATCTGGTCGCACTGCCATCGTTCATCCGCGATCCAATCGAACGCGCAATTGAGGCCGCGATCCACCCGAAAGGCATGAGCGTTCACGATGGGAAGATGCGGATAGGCAGCGACAAGATCGCATTTCTGCTTCACCGATACGACGCAGCCGCAGCCCGCATCGTGGAGCTGGAAGCGGATGTAGCGCGAATCACTGACGACCGCAACGCCAAGAGCAAGCGTATGTGGGAACTTGGACAAGAAGCCGAGCGTGCCGAGTCCGACCTTGCCGCAGCGCAGGCGGTGATTGTGGCGGCGGATCAATGGCAGCGCAAGGCTCCAGCGAACGCGAAGATGCAACCGGAAGAATCCAATCTCGTGCGAGCCATAGGCGTATACGCTGAATATCAACATGCCGCACGGAGCGCGAAGCCATGACCGCCCCCGCGCAGGATGATCTTGTGCGATTGCTGCGTTGTTTGGCGTCGCGCAACTCTTCCACGGTCATAGACAAAGCCGCCGACCGCATCGAGGCGCTGGAAGCCGCCCTTGCGTCGGAGTCACGGGCAGCAGGTAGGGCATACGCGAAGCAATTGAAGGCCGAAGCCGCCCTTGCCGCAGCGCAGACCGAATTGCAGAACATCGCCAACGCTAACCCTCGTGAATGGGGCGAGACATCAGACCAGTTCCAGCAGTGGGCACAGAACCGAGCACGCCGCCCGCAAGGTGACGACATGACCCTGACCGAACTGATCGCAGTTGCGACGCCGGGACCGTGGATGCTGCGACTAACAAAGGGCAGCGATGCACCGAACACCATCGAGGGGGACTTAGCGACCGCTGATGATGGAGAGTGTTACGGAAAATGGATTGCCACATTCCCTGAACTGGTAGCCGCGCACGCTGAACAGCAGAAGGTGGACGCCGCACTGATCGTCGCCGCCGTCAACAAGATGCCCGCACTGATCGCTGCGCTCAAGGCGGCGGACCACATGCGCAACACTGGCGAGGCAGATGACTGCTTCGCGTATGACCGTGCGCGTGCCGCAGTGGGGGAACTATGAATCTAGGAGACGCTATTCTCGGCGTGACACTACGCAAGAAGATGTGCCGTAACGGACACGAGCGCACCAAACAGAACACCACGCGCAGACCTAACGGCGCGCTCGTCTGCATTCCGTGCCGTACTGCGCAGCGGGAGAGGGAGTACCGGATAGCCAAAGAGAAAAGGAGCAGCAAATGAAAGACAAATACGAAGAAGATGATCTGCGCCCGGCTAGAGGTGTGCTGTTCGGGTCGATCTGCGGTGTGTGCATCTGGACCGTGCTGTTCCTGTTCGTTGATGCTGCGTGGCACTTGTACAAGGGGCTGTTTCCTTGACCCCTGAAGGCAAGGTGAAAGAGGGCATCAAAAAAGAACTCAAGCGGATCGGTGCTTACTACCACATGCCAGTACAGAACGGCATGGGGAAACCAACCGTGGACTTCCAGTGCTGTTACCGGGGCCGGGCATTCCTGATCGAAGCCAAGGCTCCCGGTGGCAAGCTCACGGTACGGCAGGAGATGACGTTCGCAGAGTTTCGCGCTGCGGGGGGCGCTACGTTCTTAATGGACGGTAGCGATTTGTCTTACACGGAGTTCAGGTTCTGGTTGTTATCCCTATGATCGTACACACAGAGTCACGTTCGCTGCTGTTGCGGGTGCAGGACACTAACAAGATCAAGGCAGTCATCCCCCGGTGGAAGGACATCGACTTCCAAGGGCACAACATCGCAGTACCGCATCGTCTCGATGAGGTGCGCATCCTGCGGAACATCGGGGTCAAGGCTCCGATGCCCATCCTCTATTACTACGACTGGCCCCGGCCCGCGCACATCACGCCGTTCGCACACCAGAAGGAGACTGCGGCGTTCTGTACGTTGCATCCGCGCTGCTTCGTGCTCAACGATCCGGGTACGGCCAAGACGGCAGCCGTGCTGTGGGCCGCCGACTACATGATGAAAACGGGGCAGGTGCGCAAGGTCGTGATCGATGCGCCACTGTCCACGCTCGATCTGGTTTGGAAGAACGAGATCTTCGGCTACCTGATGCATCGCCGGGCTGCCGTCCTGCATGGCAGCAAGGAGCGCAGGCTGGAGTTGTTGAACCGGGACTTCGATTTCTACATCGTGAACCATGACGGTGTGGCTACCATCGCCGACGAGATCCGCGCCCGCAACGACATCGATCTCATCATCGTGGACGAGTCGGCCGAGTACCGCAACGCCGAGACGAACAAGTACGAAGATCTCACCAAGATCATCGGCAAGCGCAGGCTGTGGATGGTGACGGGTACGCCCTGTCCGAAGTACCCGACCGATGCGTGGGCGCAGGCCCGGCTGGTGAACAAGGCGCGTGTCCCGGTGTACTTCTCGCAGTGGAAAGACCAGACGATGATGCGCGTGTCCACGCACAAGTGGGTGCCGCGTGCCGAGAGTTACGAGATGGCATACGAGGTGCTGCAGCCTGCCATTAGATTCAAGAAAGCAGACTGTCTCGACTTGCCACCAGTTCTGTATGAGAAGCGGCATACCGAACTAACCAAAGCGCAGAAGCAGGCGTACAGCACCATGAAGAACCAGATGGTGATGCAGGGAGATGCCAGCACGATCACTGCAGTCAATGCAGCAGATCGGATCTCGAAGCTGCGCCAGATCCTGTGCGGTGTCATCAAGAACACAGCCACTGGTAACTACGAAGAGATCGACCACGGCCCACGCGTGAAGCTACTGCTTGAGTGCATCCAGCAGGCAGCGGCCAAGGTCATTGTGATCGTGCCGTTCAAGGGGATCATTCAGGCACTCGAACGGGAGGTGTCGAAGGAATACTCCTGCGCAGTTATCAATGGAGATGTGAGCAAGGCGCAGCGGGACAAGATCATCACAGCGTTCAAGCACACACCAGATCCCCACGTGCTGCTCTGCCATCCGCGAGTAATGGCCCACGGTCTGAACCTGACCGAAGCCGACATGACCATCTTCTACGGACCAATCTATTCTAACAACGAGGACCAGCAGGTGATAGAGAGGTTCAATCGACCGGGGCAGACGAGGAAGATGACGATAGTACAGATTGGCGCTATGCCGTTAGAGTGGGGCGTGTATCAGATCGTAGGTCAGCAGAAGATCGGACAGGAGAATATCTTGTCTCTTTACAGGAACGAAGTATTAGGGGTAAAATGACCGGAAGGGAACCTAATGGGCATACCGGAGGTGAAGCTGGAAGAGATCGAGTTCAACGTCGGGCAGGTAGAACTGATGTTGAATGGAGTGAAGGTGATAGCGGTGGAGGAACTGGAAGGCAAGTTGCAGGAGTTCCCCCCGTTCAACGGTAAGCACTCACGGCAGTTGTTGTGCTACGTGGACGGCAAGCTGTGCAGGGTTACAACTGTCACTGGTAACAAAGATCAATTCGGCAATTAACTTAATGGGAGCAATGATGACCACCGAGATTACAGACGAGAAGCTGGTGAAGGTGTACGTGAAGATGCGCGCAGAGCGCAGTCGCTTGGCCAAGGAGTACAAGGCGGCCGACGAAGCGCTCAAGGAACAGCAGGGCAGGATCACAGGCGAATTGCTGCGCCGCCTGAACGACCGTGGGTCAACGCAAACCAAGACCGAAGCAGGGACGGCGTTCATTGGCGAGGACATGCAGGTGAGCATCGCCGACGAGGAGATCTTCCGCACGTTCGTGCTGGATGCGAAGGATCTGAACTGGTATCAGAAGCGCGTGAAGATCGAGCACTTGCGCGAGTACATGAAGGTCAATGGCGGTCGGCTCCCGCCCGGCCTGAGTGTCTTTAGGGAGAGGACGATTCTGGTCCGCGCCCCGAAGAAGGATGGATCTGGAGCAGCAGTAGAGATGCAGGAGTTTGAAGAACCTAACGCCGCTGCAGCGGCATAACAATCGGAGCAATGAAATGACAGCAACCAACGCAGTGACCCTGTTCGACGCAACCGCAGGGATGCCCGCTCACCTCGTGGACATCAACGAGCAGAGCAACATCGAGATCCGCGACATCGTTGACACTCTGTCCTTCCGGGGCAAGGTGTGGCGCATCAATCGCGGCGGCATCGAAACGATTGCCCGCAACAAGGAAGGCGAGCCGGTGTCCACGTTGCAGATGGTGGTGCTGGACTACAACAAGTCTCGCAGCCGGGCGCTCTACCCGAAGTATGTCGAGGGCCAAAGCAAGCCGCCAATCTGCTGGAGCAACGACGGCGTTACTCCTGACAACGACGTGCAACAGAAGCAGGGCGCGGCCTGCGCTTCGTGCCCGCAGTCGCAGAAGGGTTCCAAGATCAACGACGACGGCCAGCCGGGCGTTGCCTGCGCCAGCTTCAAGCGTGCGGTCGTGGTGCCCATCGTGCAGCCTGACTTCCCGCCGCTGCTCCTGAAGGTCCCGCAAACGTCGATGTACGATAAGGACAACAAGGAGAACGAGAACCTTGGCAACTACGCGTTCGATCAGTACATGGAGATGCTGAAGGCTCGTGGTGTGAACAACACCGCATCAGTCGTCACCAAGCTCTCGTTCGACGCGCGCACGTCGTACCCGAAGCTGCTGTTCAAGGCGGCAGCGTGGCTCCCGGTCGAGAAGGCCGAAGCCGTGCGGGCGCAACTGGCGAACAAGGATCTGCTGGAGAAGATGCTGAAGATAGTGGACGTGTCCACGCCATCGGCGCAAGCCCCGGCTCCGGAAGAGTTCGAGCAAGCCGCACCTGCCGCTGTCACCAAGGCACCCCCGGCACCAGCCCCGGCTCCTGCGGCACCCCCGCCCGCACCGAAGCCCGCTGCGCCTGCCCCGGCCGCACCCGCGACTCCGCGCCCGGCCAAGAAGGCGGCTCCTGCACCCGCACCGACGCCCGCACCGACGCCTGCGGCTCCCCCTGCGGATGACGACGAGCCGGTGTTCATCGCGGCCGGTGAAGCGGCTCCTGCGGTCGCTGCAGCCAAGCCGGTCAATGCTCCTGCGGCTCCTGCTGCTGCGCCTGCGCAAGCCGGTGATGCGCTCGCATCGCTGGTCAGCGGCTGGGACGACGGCGAGTAGAACTGGTAATGGGGTGTCGCTGAGACTTAATGCGCCGTGCAGCGTGCGCGCCCCGATAGTTCTTTGGCCGGTCATCACGACGGCCTTTTTCTTTCTACTCAGGAGTAGTCATGTCACGTGGACTTCGTAAGGACACCATTGATCGCATCGTACTTGCACGCGAACAAAAGCCACTATCGCTAGGCCCGTACTTGGGTGAGCTTACAGTGCGCGCCAACATCACTGCTGCCACCGTTGCATCAGTCGTCGGTGCCCACGAGCAGACGGTGTTCCGTTGGTTCTTTGGGCAAGGAGAAGTGCAACCTGTGTGGGGTAACAAGGTGGCAAAGTTCATGGCGCTTCTCGCTTGGATGCATGCTACAAAACGTGTACCACTAGAAGGAACCTTGCGCGAACGGGAGACACAACTGCAGCTTCATGCCGCAGAATATGCGAACATTGCGAAGGGGGGAGTCAAGCTCCCGCTGGATGCATGAGTCGCTGTTCCTCGTTCAAATAACAGGGAGAACCTAGTTGGACACAAGGGCGTTCTTGCGTCACGTTTTGCCCGACACTGGTCCCTACTGCATCGTCAAGCAAATCGAATTCGAGGGGGGCCATAAGGCTCCTCAACATTTTCCGGCGCACACCATTGACGAAGCTGCAGCAATAGCCAGCCGCATCAACCATGAGGGATACAACACATTCTTTGCCGTCGGCGCACTGGTCAAGGATCAGCATTGGGTGCCGAAACTCGACCGCGACAAGAAGCCGATATTCCTCAAATCAGGAGAGCAGGTCTATCGTTGGAAAACACTGCGCACCGCCGAGAACATCCGTGGGCTGCGCAGCTACATCATCGACCTAGACGTAGGTTTCAAAAAGGATGGTTCCCCACGCGGCTACGAGACTGAGGACGATGCTATTGCAGGGCTTGTCGCTTTTTGCAAGTGGGGGCATCTCCCCAAGCCCACTGTCATCAGCAGTGGAAATGGTCTGCACGTCTACTTCACGCTCGAATCGGAAGTCCCGGCGCTCACATGGAAAAATCATGGAGAATCCCTCAAGGAGATGGCGTTATCGTTCGGGCTGAAATTGGACACTGGCCGCACTGCCGATGCAGCGAGTGTCTTACGGGTAGTTGGTTGCCACAACTTCAAATATGATCCGCCCCCACTTGTCAAGTGTCTGTGCGTTGGCACTCATACCCCTAACGATATGTTCCACGGCCTGCTGCGACTGCACGACAACGCGGCCGGGCTGGATCTGCCGGGCGAACAGCAGGTGTTTTTTCGGAGCGACAACACCGGCAAGCAGGAGAAAGAAAGGGCGTGCCTAGACTTCCCCACGCTCGTGGACGTGTGTCAGGTAGTACGTCGTGCTGTCGATCCTGCGACGCGTGACCAGACCCCGGAGCCGGTGTGGCACAAGGTCATGATGCTGCTGCGACTGGTGCAGACACCGGAGAAGGGACGCAAGCTGTGCCACGTAGTTTCCAAGGGAGATCCGCGCTATTCGGAAGAGTATCTGAACGCCAAGCTGTCCGATCTCGAAAACAAAAACATGGGGCCGTCCACGTGCAAGACGGTCCACGAGACGATGCTGCCAGCACAGGATGTCTGCGCAGACTGCCCGCATTGGGGCAAGATCACTTCACCCGCGCAGCTTGCGCGCTATCTGCCACCGACCGAGACACTGGTCGTTGCGGTGGCGAATGATGACGGCGAGGTAGTAGAGGTGGAAGTGCCCGAGCCACCGGAGCCGTTCGTACGTCGGCACGGTCGCATTGCAATCCAGAAGGGCAGCACATCGGGCACCACTGAGATCGAGTTCTGTAACGACATGTACCCGATCCGGCTGCAGTACGATGAAGTCACCAAGCTGGAAGAGGAAGTGCTGTGGCGCATCAACATGCCACACGAGGGGTGGGTGGAGCTTGGCATTCCCCACTGTTCAAAAAATCAGTTGGCGACGATCCTGCACAAGCGTGGCGTGCGCGTTCGTACAGCCGACATCGAGACAATGGAGTGGTTCATGACGGCATACGTACGCAAGCTGCAGGCCGACACGCCGCGCGAGATGACGTACACCAAACAAGGATGGAGGAAGGATGGCAGCTTCATCGTCGGGGACACTGTTTACCGTCGCAACGGCGACATCGAGAAACATGCGATGGGTACCAAGCTCCAGAATGACACTCAGCACGGCATGTATGTCGAAGGCACGCTGGACGGTTGGCGTAACGCCACGCAGATTTACACTCGCCCCGGCATGCACCGCTCGCGGCTTTACCTATACGCATCCCTTGGCAGTCCTTTATTCTGTTTCACCAATCAGGTAGCAACGTTCCTCAGTGCCACGGGCGAAGGCGGCGTGGGCAAGTCAACGTTGATGGAAGTGGCTGCCGCGATATGGGGCGATCCCCGCAGGCTTATAGCTCGTGGCAGCAACGATGGGTCCACGCGCGCTGCGGCTGAAGCGATGGCCAATGGCATGAACAACCTGCCGATCTTCCTTGACGAGATCACTGACCGCGATGCGGAAGAAATGAACTCGTTCATCCTCAACTACAGCGGTGGCAAGGGCAAGCTGCGCAGTCAGGTGTCGGGCGGCATTCGTCCAGACACGGCGACGTGGAGCAACCTCGCTCTGGTCAACGCGAACGCCGACGAGTATGCCCGCATGGCATCGGTGTTCAAGGACAGCGGCCCATCGCAGATGCGCTTGGTGCAGATCGAGTTCCCTTCCACCAGTGACATCGTGAGCAAGACCGAAGGGGACGCGACCAAGGCGGCGGTGTTCGAGAACTTCGGGCACGCCGGGCATCTCATCGGTGGCTACTACGCAACGCATGCCACGGCGATGAAGGCGAAGGTGCAGAAGTATGTGATCGAAGCCGACAAGCAAACCGGGGGACTGAGCACCGAGCGCTTCTGGATTGCCACGGCGGCGAGCATGCGCGCTGCGGCGGAAGCTGCGTATGACTTGGGGCTGCTGCCGAACTTCCCGGTCGAGAAGGACATCGAGGGGTTGTACGAACTCATCATTAACCTACGTGAACAGGTGGCACGCAACACCACGTCACCGGATGAAATGCTGTCCGAGTTCCTTGACTTCGCGCTGCCGCGCACGCTGACGATTCAATCGAAGAACTCAGGCAATATCGACAACGTTCGCGGCGAACCTCACGGTGGCCTGACCGTGCGGCATGAGGTGGACACCGACCGGGCCTACATCAGCCGGGCGATCTTCCAGCAGTATTGCGTCGAGCGCCACATCAACCTGAACCGGCACATCAAGGCGCTCTATGCCAAAGGCGTCGTGCTGCACGAGAACATGCGCAAGGTGCTGGGTGCCGGGACGATGTTCGCCAAGGGCAACGTGCGATGTATCGAAGTCGATCTGAGCAAGCTGCAGGGCCGACTGCATTCTGTGCCATCATCCGCTTCCTCTGCTCCTACCCAAATGCCGCAGCGGAAAACGGGTCCGTGATTTAGAAGTTGCAATCCACAGCTAGGGGTATACAATCTTCTGGCTGTGGACTCTAGGAGGTGAAATGCGTATTAACCACCACGTGTACTTCCATGAAGATCCGGAAGAGATGAGTCTGCTACACAAGCTCGTTACCCTCGTTACCAACCAAGGAGCACAATTCATGTCCGCATTCGATGACGTTGTTGCATCACTGTCCACTCTCGAAACCAGCGTCACCGGCACCGTTGTGCCCCTGCTGACCGCAGTCGGCACGGAACTCGACGCCCTGTCCACGGCGCTGACCAATGCGCTGGCCGCTGGCTCGACTGCCTCGCTCGCCCCGATCAAGGAGCGCATCGATGCGGTCAACAAGGCGATCTCGGACGGCGCTGCCGCTCTGGCCGCCATTGCCACCAAGGACGCGCCGCCTGCTCCCCCGGCTCCCGCAGATCCCGGCCTGCCCCCGGCCTAAGCAGTTGAAAAAAAGCCCCCGGCGCAATGCCGGGGGCAAGGAACGTCGGAAGGGAGGAAGCATCCGACGACGCTGGAGCAGCGTAGGCTTATCCTATCATGATGCGGCCACCTGCTCAGTCATCGCCGCCAAGCTCGTTACTCCTGACATCACCGATCCTGCAGTCGCGGCATACACCGCGCCCACCTGCTGCAGCCCCTGCGCCGCGCGTACGGCACTCTCCAGCCGCACCGTCCACTGCGACAGGTTCTCCCGCCCCATCTCCATCTGCTGTTGCGTCTGCGTCGAGTTGAAGGAGCGAATCTGCTCCATGCTCGTGGCCCAATACGTTGCCTGAATCCGCAACTGCTCGACCGCCGCTGACCATTCCGTCTTGTACGCTTCCATGTTGTACCCGAACGCCTTGAGCAGTCCTTCGGCCTTGGCCGTCCACGTGTTGAGCAGTGACTTGTTACTGGTAGCCACTGCTTCCGTGCGCGCCGCCAGCCCACGCACGCGCGCCTCGTAGGCCGTCGCTTCGGCGGTGTACGCCTGCACCGATCCGAGGTAGCCGCGCACCTGCTCCGCGTACACCTGCGCCTTGGCTTCCTGCCCCTTGACCTGTGCCGTGTATCCTTCCCAGCGCGCCCGGTAGGCATCGACCGTGGCTGTGAAGCCGCGCGTCTGCGACTCGTACACCGTCGCCCGCACCCGGTCCACTTCCAGTTTGGCCGTCTCCGCTTCGATCTGCGTCTTGTACAGATTCACCGATGCCTGATTGGCATTGATGAGCGCTTCAAGGAACTTGACCTTGGAGTTGTTGATCTCGACCTTGGCCATCTCGGCATCGATCTGCGCCTTGTACATGCTGATGCGCATCATCTGCGCCTCGATCTGCGCCTTGTACACCTCGACGTTCGCCTTGTATCCTTCCCAGCGTGCTAGGTAGATCTGGATGATCGCCTTGTTAACTTCGATCATGCCAGTGAGCACCGTCTTGGTAAGCTCTACTGCTTGCCCATTGAGTTCAGCATTGACCTTGGCGATGTCCATCGACGTTTGACACAGCAGTGTCTCCAGTCCTTTGCCGAAGTCGAGCATGAACTTCATGTGGTCATGCTCAAGCGTGATGTTGTTGATCGCCACATCCGTGACCACCTTGGAGACAGCACTGCTCTCCAACTGCGCTGCTTCCTTCAACCCTGCCATGAGCGCACCGCTGGGCATCCACAGCCCACGCTTGGCCATCTCCCCCCATACCTTCTGCGAAGCGCGGCGCTGCTCTGCCGTCACCCGGTCCTGCGCCCGCGCTACGGTCGCGTCCTCGATAGTCGTTGGCACCCCGGAGCCGCCAGTGCTCAGGTAACTCGTGGTCACGGCCAGCATCGCCGGGAGCAACGGATGGTCAGCCATCAGGTTCGCGTACCACTGCCGCCAGTTCGCCTGCACCAGTGCTGGGATCGAGTTCGAGTAGGTGGCATACGTGCTGGTAAGAAGTGCCAAATAGTCGTTCAGCGAGATCGAGGAGATCGGATCGGGGGCCACTCCTGAGAACACAGCATCCACAATTACAGGCGCTGTGGGCAGGTTCAGCGTGGGGTAGGGCACCGACGTGTCGCCGAGAGGCAGGAGCGAGGGCGCATACGGCAGGTTGATGGATGCTGAGAGGCCCGGCGCGACCGGAGCCGAGCCGATAGACGGGGACGGATCGCCGGGGATCGTGATGACCGGCACCACGGGTGGCGTGATGGTCAGGGTCTTGGTGAAATCGGGCAGGTCGATGGGCACCACCTGCACGTCAGGCAGGTTGTCCAGATTGGGCGTGCCCGGTCGCCCCGGCCGACTGAACGTGATGTCAGGCGAACCGAACGCCATAACCGGGAACTCGAAGTTGTATGGTGTGTACTCAACACCAGCAACATCCTGCAGCGCGGAAGCGGCAGCCGACAATGCCGTGGACGCATCCGTCACCAACTGCTGTGCGATGATGTCGTGTTCTTCAAGGATTGCCAGCGGATCGGAAGCCATGATGTTCCTTTAGATGTTGCGTTTCGAGACGACGTACTTAGGCGAAACCGAGTTGATCTCGACGTAGCCACCGATAAGGCTGGACATGGCAAAGCCGAAGTTGCTACTGCGGATACCCTTGCCAGTTACCACACGATAGCGCTGGCGATCTGACCCTGATGTCACTGCATGCGTAGGGTACACGTACCGTTGCTTCTTGTCGTTGATGATGGTGACATCGGCACCCGGCTCGATGGTGCCCTCGATGTACACACCAGAGCAGCCCTTCTCGGCATTGCTCCCCATGTCGTCCAGACCAGTCTCCCACGACCACGGGATGACGGTGCCCGCGTCGGTGTCGCCTTCGAGCAGGTACAGGCCGCCACTCATCCCCACGCCATAGTAGTGGTCCCGCCAGCGTACGAACGCGCGGAACGGGAAGTTGCTGAACTGCGTCACTGCCTTATTCTCCAGATTCATGACCCAGCCTTGGTACGTGACCACAGCATTGTTGGTCATCGACGCAGCGACGATCAAACGGGGCAGTACGAGGTTGTTGAAGCGCGACTGCTGCCCGGTGCGCAACTTGGGCAGGATGATCGTCGCCGCTATCGTGTCCTGCGAGCGGTGCCCCACCGCCACGAGCTTGACCTTGGGCAGCAGGATCGCCGCCGTCATGTGCTCGCCCACTGTGACCTTGGCGGAACCGATCACCCGTGGCAGGACGATGGAGATCTTGTTGCCGAAGTACGCAACGCCAGTGACCTTCGGCAAGACGATGGGGAACTCTGCCAGCCCACCCGTGGTGCCGGTCGCCGAGCCGGTTACTGACGGCAGGACGATGGTCGCACGCAGGATGTTCGGGATCGTCATCCCCATCGTCAGCTTGACCGATGGCAACTTGAACGCGATCTTGTTGCCGAAGTATGCGATTCCAGTAACAGACGGCAGCTTCAGCTTGGCGTTCATGCCGGGATGCGCGTGCATCGTCGCATTCATGCTGAGCTTCGGCAAGACGAGGGCCGCGCTCATGTGGTTGTTACCCATCGCCGCGCCGGTCGCGGGCAGCAGTTGATTCGTCTGCCCGGTCGAGATGTGGTTGCCGCCCGTGGTGCGACTGGCGGTGCTCTCGAAGAACAGGGTCTGCGTGTTGCTGGAGATACCCATGATCTATCCTATGGCGTGATGAGCATGCAGGTGGAAAATGTCAGCGCCTGCCAGTTGTCAATGATTGGCATGATTTGCGACAGCACAGGTGGGATTGTAGTCCAGCGAGCGCACAGCGTAGTAGCCACCAAGGAACCATCTGATGTGGAGTCGAACGTATTGGCCCACACTTTCTCCCCATCAAAGTACCCGGTATCGCGCATGGTGAAGGTGTATCCTTTGTACCAGTCACCCTGCACCTTGGCGTAGCTCACCCGATAGTCGAACACGTCGTTGACGGGTGTCACCGAGAACTTGATCCGCATATCGGAGTAGTCCTTGGCCATCGTGGTCGTGTCGTCGGTGATCGCTCCAGTGCGCGTGTCCCGCACGACCGCATTGTTGTACTGCTCCAGAAACGAGGTGTCCTTCTTCTGGTCGCCGCCCATGCCGCCAGCGAGCACGAAATGGATGCGGTCAAAGATGCAGTGCTCGAACTTGTCCAGATTAAGATCTGCGATGGTGGACCCACGAATGTTGCCGCCCGGCGCAGTCCACGAGGCGCGCACACCGTTCGCGTTATAAATGAACTCCTGATTGAAGTAGGCCCACGTGCCGTTGGGGTGCGTGAAGAAGCAGTTCGCACTTGGCGAGATGTACAGCTTCGACATGATCTGGTAAGCGTATAGATACCAACCGGGGCGCGGTTCCGTCACATCGAACATGGGGAACGGCCGGAAGTTATCTTGCGCCATGCAACTGTTGTACCAGTTCAATGTGGTGGCTGAAGGAAACGGATGATCGCGTGCGCCGAGCTTGTAGTATTTGTTGCCAAACGTCTCCATCTGCGACCAGTTCTCGAACGGGTCAAAGCCCGGCGTATACGTCTGGTGCGTGAAGGCGCGGCAATACCACTCACGCAGCGAGTCGAGATCGGCATCCCCCCATGTGCGCAGGTCGTTCAGAGGCATAAGAGACATCACGCCGAACTGCGCGAACAGCAGCGCACGCGCATCTTCCCAACGTGCGTTGGCGGTGATGATCGAGCGCCACTCAGGTGCCAGAATTGTCGGGAAGAACGTTTCCTTGTACGCCCCCATCACGCGCACCGATACTCCAAAGTGCTGCGTCATCTTCATGATTGGCTGCGAGGCCGCGTCGATGCCATCAATCTCCCGCACGATGATCTGATCCTTGGTCACGAACGAGAGCGTCTGCATACAGTAAGCCAGCAGCAGACAGGAGCCAGTGAGCGGATTGTCGGCAGCGACGATAGCTGACGTGTGCTGGGTCGCCGCGCCAAAAGTGCGGATCTCCTTGCCAGTGGTCAAGTTCTTCACCGAATACAATTGCCCGTTATAACCCGTGGTCGTGTCGCCGTAGCACTCGATGTCAAGCACACACATGTCACCACGCGCAGCGTCCTTGGGGATCGTGCCATCATCCTTGCGTTTGCCGAACACATCGTGGAACACATACCCAGCAACAAAGCTGCAGTAAGGCGTTGTCGTCGGTCGCCGTACTTCCGTAGTAGTCAGCGTCACCGTGAAATCTCCGGGGTTGAGGCCCGTAAGTACGATGTCAATGCTTACCTTGAGCAAGCCGGGCGCGACGTGATACCACTTGTCTCCCATCACCGATGCGGTGCTAGAACGCGCCATAGCTTCCACACCCATGCCGCGCGAATTCAGTTGGTAGAACGAAGTCGCGGTCGGATAGAAATCGCCGGGGCCAAGCGTGCCGGTGTCGGTGGCGAACGCGCCAAAAAACGTAGTGTCAAGTTGCGCTTCCACGCGCTCGTGCACCACGGCGCACATCTCCATGCAATCTGGATGCAGGTGCCAGTCGATCTCCGGAAACGTAAGATTGCCTGTACCTAACGAGTCCCCGGCATCCGGCGCTGCGAAGTAGTCGCTGAAGCGCTGCGTCTTGGCAAACGTCCAGCCGGGGAACGACACACGATGCATCTGCACATCTGCTTGTGTTACGTTTTGGATGCCAGTTCCAAGTGGCTGCGTGATGCTGCTCTTGGGGAACACACTGACCTGATCGAAGGCATCGACACTGACCGCGAAGTCGCGCGTGCCCCACGTGGAACTGACCACCGTGCGCTGTCCCGCCCGGCGTGGCCAGTCCGCGCCATTTGCCAATGACTGATAAACCGGGGACCACATACCGCGCGTGGTGACAGGCGTAGCTGTGCCGCGCCAGTGATTGCGATTGCTGTTGTCCGCCCACGGCTCATCGTAGCCCACGTCACGGCTCTCGTGCGCCCACACATTCGGCGTGGTGTTGTTGAAATGGTACGGCAAGTAAGCGCACTGATACGCACGCATGTAGAGTCCCGTGTGCGAGTGCTGCGGCGCGTAGGATTCGAACATCACGTTCGGATACGTCTTGCGCGGACCCACCGGGCCGGGATAGCGCACCGGCTCATCGACCAACTGCACCTGCTGCGGCCTACCGATGGGAGAGATCGTGAATGCGTTGGCGTTCTTCGCGCCACCTGCAATGTGTGAAACGGCCTGTACCCCTACCCCTGCAGTCAGATCAACCGTGACCACGTTGACCAGCGGAACGCTGACTCCGAACGTCGGTGGAAAGTCAGGGTTTTGCTCGAACGGCATCCCGGTCGTCTGGAACTCAAAGTAGCCGGTGCCAAGTCCCAGCAGCGTGACGTACACGTCCTCGCCGGTAATGCGCATCTGCACGTTGAATGTGCCATCGCCAGTCCAGTGGTCGTAGTGCCGAACACCGGAGTTGTAGATAGCGATGACGCGCCGCTTGAATACCTCGAAGTAGGGCGCGAAGGAAGGGTCCGTCAGTCGGCCGTGGAACCGCATGCGGACCCTCCAAGGCTACAAGGTCGGCAGGCCGATGGAGAACGTGTCAACGGGATACAACGTAGTGTTCACCAACGCGACCACGGGCAGGATCATCTCTGCGGCCGACAGTCCCACCAGCCCCTGCACCCGCGCATCCGTGGTGCTGAGCACACCTGAGTCAGTCGATGTCACCAAGCGGTAGTGCGTCACCGTGGCTGTGGCTACTGCGTTCCCACTCCACACTTCGGCCAGCGTCTTGGTAATCACACCACCGGCCGCCGCCGAAGCAAACGTCAGCCCCGTAGCCGTGGCGTTATTCGAGAGCGTCAGTACCAACGATCCCGTCAGTGTGGCATCCGCCGACGCGGGCACCGTTCCCGAATACAGCTTGACGAACCCGAGATTGAAGATTGTCCGGAACGCTGCTGTATCGAGCAGCTTGTTGCGCAGCCCGGTCGAAAGTTGCAGGGCCATCGTTACGCCTTCGGCAGTTGGATGGTGAGTGAGTCAACGGACGTGACCGCAGACGTGACGATGTTGGTGTTGCTGATGTTGGCGTCCGCGCCCGCCGTGCCGATGGTGCCGGTGATCCGTGCGAACGTGGCCGATGCGCCCGTGTACGTGTCGCCGGTCTGGTAGATCATGAACCAGCCTGCCACGCCAGTTGCTAGGCCGTGGAACTTCCAGTTCTGCGAAGCGGCCTTGCTGGAGACACCGGCCACGGCAGCATCGAACGTGATCGCCGTTACCCCGTCATCGTTGTTGGTCACGGTGCCCAGCAGAGTGGCCGAGCCAGATCCGCTGTCCGCGTCCGCAGGTTGTGATCCGGCGAAGATCGCCATGAAGCCACCGAAGGCACCCTTGATGCCGCCCGTGGTGCCGCCGTCCAACATCTTGTTGACCATTCCGGTAGACAGACGAATTGTCATCGCTCGATCCTCTGGTTGAATGCAGGGTTGCCGCTTACGGTGGAAGCCAGTAGCTTACCGTAGCCGCGAGAGTAAAACAGACGTGCATGATTGAACACGCCGGGGTCGCCAGAAAAAGTCTTTTCGGTGAGTAGTTCGTACGGCATTGCTTTGGCAATTCCCCGCACCGTCCAGAAATACGCCGTGCCATCAGGAGCCACGTCGCCACAACTGCCCAGCACTACACCATACTGAGTAAGCTCTGTCAACGTAGTGCCGTCCCAATGGTAGATCTGGTTGTCAGTGCCAATGATGAGTCCCTTTGGGGTATCAAGCATCAGCACCACTTCCCCTATCACCGTCAGGAAGTCCTCTGCTTTGTTGAACAGGTGATACTGCAGTGGCAAGCTAATCCACACCACGCTCATGCCAACCTGTTCCACATACTCAGCCGCGTACAACTGGCCGTTGTAATGCTTGATCGTGCGGCAAGCGCTGGGGTACGCTTCGACGGCAACAGTGTAGGGATAGACCACACCACCCTTCGCATATAGCTGATCGACCGTTATGGTGACAGTCTGCGTGGTAAACGTGCCCACCAGCATGTACTCATCACCACCGGGCGGGCAGGCGTAGATGTTGGTGTACTTGTACTTCACCGGCACATCCACCTGCACTATCGCTGATTCCGGAGGGGCGGTCACGGGGATGATCGCCGAAGGCGCGGACTCCCGGCCATCGGCCGCGACGTAGGTAGCAAAGACGCGGAAGGTATTTGAGACGTAGCGCCCGCCGATGTTGAAGGCCAGCACCTGTCGCGTACCGGAACTCAGGAGCGTAGCGGAGTTGATGACCGGCGTGTCGATGCCCAGCGGCACCCAATCGGTCCCCTGCCGCACGATCCCCATGTCGATCCCGTCCGTGTAGTAGATAAAGTTGCTTGGATCTTCAGTCCAGTAGAAGCCGCCCGGTGGCCCCAGCAGGGACAGGCCGCTAGCCAGTGTCGTGGTCGAGCCATCCGGATTCACGCGCACACAAAGTCCGTCCTTGATGGCGATCAAGAAGTTCTGGCTGTTGTTGGCGTATGCGCCGCGATAATTACCTGCTGCAAATAGCGTGTAGCCACTGCGCCGTACGATCTGCTTCTCGTTGTCGATCTCGACGTTGACCGCAGACTTGAGGCCAGTCCAGCCGATCTCCTTGGGCGACTTGGTGTTGATGATGCCATCGAACTTGCCAAACGATGCGTCATCGACGCCGACTGCGGCCGGGCGTGGGCGGGATTCCGGAATGGCCATGCTGACCTCCTGTATGCCTACGAAGTTACCACGAATAGATCAGGTGGAGTAGTCTGCAATTTGCCACTGGTATCCCCAGCCGCAGCCCACAGATCGTTCTTGGCTTTCTCGGCCGGAAAGGCGCTCGCCACATCCCCAACGTATCCGGTAGCCTGCACGCCTGTGACCACGACCGAACTGTCGTAGGTAAACCCAAGCGCACCGGCCGCTGTGGTCGCACGTAACCCGGTTAGCGCCCTGTCTACAGCCACGGAGAGGGCACCCTGCGCCGTGGTGCCGCGCAGCCCCGACAGCACTACCGCCAGTAGCGGCGTGAGCACGCCCGCAGCCGTGGTCGCCATCCCACCGGCAAACGCTTTATCTATCGTCTGCTGCATGACCCCCTGCGCCATCGTCGCCAATCGCCCCGAGAGCGTTGCCCCGGCCGGGACAGATGCCAGCAGGACGCCCTGCGCGCTCGTGGCCAGTAGCCCGCTCGGCGCTGTCGTGTTGGCAATGCTGGGGGTCAGAACTCCAGCGCTGGTGGTCGCCAGTCCCCCGGTCAGCAAGCGCGCGATCTGCGCCCCGAGCGCGCCCTGTCCAGTGGTCGCCGGTTGCCCGGTAAGCGCCTTGTCGATGGTTTTCTGCAGCGCCCCTTGCGCAATCGTAGCGCGCAGCCCGGACAGAGTTACCGCCCCGGCATCCGTGGTCACGATCAGCGTGCCGGGGACCAGCGTGGCCCGCAGGTACGGCATGACAATCGATCCCAGCCCCGGCGGGTTGGTGGTAAGCGTCAACCGCATTCCCTGCAGGATGACCGGGAACTGCATCGCACCTTGGAACGTGTTGATCCGCTGCCCGGTAAGATGCCCCTCGTAGGTGTAGAGAATCCCCTGCGCCGTCGTCGCCACCTGCCCGGTGAGCAACGAGTACATGTCGCCCAACCCAAGCACACCTTGCGCCGTCGTCGCCACCTGCCCGGTGAGACGAATGAAAAACTCTGGAGTGATCGAGCCTTGCGAGGTGGTGGCGCGCAGTCCGGTTAGCGCTTGGAACACCGGATTGGAGACAATCGTGCCGACCCGACCGACACGCCCTTCTGCCGCCACCGACATGAGCTTCGGCTGCGCATTCCAATAGTCCACCCACACCGCTGCCGTATCTTCCCGCGTGGTCGAGAAAAACTCAGACCAGCGTTGCGTGTAGAGGAACGACTGCTGCCCGCTGCCCGAACCGGAATAGTGGTCGTTGTTGTATTCGAACGACCCACCAAATGAACCGATTGGCTGCAGGAACGTGGTGGAAGAACCATCGACGGTAGCCGTGGAACTTACCGTCGTCCACGTCGAAGAAGTGCTGGTGGCGTCATTGACGTAGACGCGCCCGAGATCTTCTTTGATATGCGAGAACGAAATCTTGGTGCCATACAGCACATGCACCACTTCATCGCCGCGCGTCTCCAGATGCTCGAAGCCGGGGATCAGGTAGTCGCTGATCGAAGGACCGGACTTAATGGTCAACGTCGGCGCAGTGGCAGTCGCAGCAGTCCACGACAGGTTGACGATGTTGCGGTCAAACAGGAACTGCGTGACGCTGCTGCCGCTGGAGATCTTGACTACCTGCGCTACGATACGCTCTTGCGTAACGTTACGGGTTGTCTCTTGACTTGGATACCAAGTACCCGCAGTAGCCCATGGCGTTGCCGTCGTCACTGTGTTCGAGATGACGTTTCCGGTGTAGGCGTTCATCACCAGTACACCGATGGACTCCGTGCGCTGTGCATCCGGTTGCGAGTGCAGGTAGATGACGTACACCACGTCGCCGTAACCGGACGGCACCACCGTCAGATGTTCGGGCAGTGTCCAGATCGCATCCGTGCCGCTGACCGTCGTGACCAGCGTTTCATTACCCCAGCGATACCCGGCAGGATCAGCGTTGAGCGTGGGATCGACAATCTGCAAACGACGGAACGCAACCCCTACACCTTGCTGTGGATTGTGCGGGACGATAGAGAACTGCGGAGATGCGGTGGTTGCCTGCAGCCCCAGCAGCGGAACACTGACTGAACCGACGAAGAACGACGGAGAAGAGAAATCCTTGGGCCAGCCAATCGCCTGCAGTCCGGTCAACGGCTGATAGATGGTGCTCGATGCATCTACCGGAGTTACCGTCCCTGCTGCTGTGGTAGCGCGCAGTCCGACTAGCGTTGCCCCACCGTTATCTACCAGCGGTGTAATCACACCTGACGTGAGTGTGACTTTGCAGAACGTCAGTCCGATCTGATCGCCAACCACGGACAGATCCACCGGACGCGTGTAGAACGCCAGCGTGTCGTACTGGCTTACAGCATAAATCCCCATCGGCGCGAAGTTAGACGCTGTGGTGGGTACGGTGCGCGTGACTGAAGGCTGTACATTGCGGCCAAGAAACAACTCAGGACCGTTATAGTTGCCAGCACCGAGATCGCCTGCCTGCCACGCCATGAACTCCGTGTACCCAGCGCCACGTTGGTTCTGAATCGTTGGATTGACAGTAGTGAAGCCTGTGGTCTGGATCAGTGTGCGCGAATACGCTGACTGGATGTTGCCGTCGGGGTCGAGCGAGAGCCAACCGCCTTGATACGTGGCAGTCGTGTACACCGGCCAGCCAATGCCGGGACCGGATGGCAGTGCGCCTAAACGCGGGAATAGCTGATCGGTAACGGCTGGGTTAGCCGCCAGATCCAACTGGTTGGCCGACGACAACGCACTGCCGCTCTCCGTCCACGTAAACGTCTCGTGCGTTTTCTGATCGACAATCATCGTCCCCGTGCGGCGAGAATTCAGCGCAAGGTTGGTGATGTTGATCCACTCTGCAGTGCCGTACAGCTTGCCGTTGGCACTCAGGAATTGCGTGCGCATGATGCGCGGATCTGGCGTGCCACTCGACAGCAACCGCACGCCGGTAAGCACCGGCACCTGTGGAACTACCGAAGTGCTGCTGGCCGTGCCAACACTGATAACCGGAGTCAGTGCACCTTGTGCGGTAGTAGCACGCAGTCCACCCAGCACATTAAGTGTGCCCTGCGCAGTGGTAACACCGAGTCCCGTCAGTACGACCGCAATTTCCGGAGTGATCGTGCCCTGCGCGGAAGTGGCGATCTGCCCGATAGGGGCGGCGCTGATTGCTCCAGTAATCGTACCTTGTGCGGTGGAGATGCGCCCCGGCATTAACGCCAAGTTACCGGCGATAGCGGTCGCCGATAGCCCGGTCAACCTCTGCGAAATAGGAGCACCCCCACCCGCAGTTACGGTAGGCGTGACGAGCTTGACGGTTGTGTTGGGAGACTGTACCGGAGTCAGTACAATCTGAACTGCTGGATCGAGCGCAGGTAGAGTAGGCGGCCCGAGTTGAATATTCGCTCCCGCTTGCGCAGGGAGCAGGACAATTATTTCACTGCCGCGAGTAGGCACGACCTACCACGGGGATGACACAGGCACGAGAGTGTCCACCGAGCCACCGAGATATGTGTCAGGGCCGTAGTTGGCATACGCGAAATGCTGCTGCCCAACGTACGGGGTGCCCATTGAATAGACGCCATTGGAATCTGTGGTGCAGGTGCCAACAAGCTGCTTCGTGGATGTTAGATAAAACACCAGCGTAGCCCCTGCGAGTGGGTTGCTGGACCCATCCACACATATCCCGTGAATGAAGTAGTTGCGCATCGCGCCAGTGTCGCCATTGGAAGGATCGTCATATCCACCACTGACGGAATCTACGTCGTTGCCCCCAAACATGTGCGTAGTCTGCGACGGATCGCCGCACAGAAAGCCCGGCCTAGACCAGCCGTTCAAGTATGAGAACTGACCTGCCGAACGCAGCCCACGACTTTGATAGATGAACGCATGCCGTGGCAGCCAATAGTCGCTCTTGTCCTCATCCTGCAGCG